CCGCCGGGCACGCCGCGATAGTCCACGCGGGCAAAGAGGCCCGCGAAGCTGACGCTCGTGTCCCCGGCAAGCAGCGGCGCGGCGAAGGCAGGGTCGGTCAGTTCCGCCAAGGCGAAACGCACATCCCAGACGACATCCTCGATGCCCTCCGTGTGGTAGAGCGGGAACTCCAGCAGGTCGAAGTCGCCCTGCGCCGAGGATGACAAGGCCCGAACCAGGACCGCACCGGTGGTCTGGCAGACCATCACGTCGGTTGACTGAAGCCATTTGCGCTGATAGGTCATTTCGATTCCTCGCTACCGCATCACCCGGTAGGTCAGGGTCAGGACCGACGTGAAGACCCGCTTCTCGGCCAGGTGCTCGATTGAGTACACCGGCTCGTTGACGGCCGGGCGGACCCAGGACGCCCGCCAGCCGTCGCCTTCAAGCGGTTTGCCCTTGAGGAAGTCCGCGACTTCCTCGACCAAGCCGCACATCGTGGCGACCTCGACATCCTCGTCGGAGCCCGCAGGCAGCTTCTTCTGGATGCCGACATCCACCTGTACGTCGTACTGGCTGAGGCTCCGGCTGGCGGTGGAGGTTTCGACTGCCTTCGGCACGACCGTCACGCGCAGGTCGGTCAGGTCCGCAAGCTCGACGTTCGGCCGGACCCGCCGCTGGGCCTCGAAGTCCTGCGAGAAGTCCGCGTCGTCGCCGTTAAGCACGGCAACTACCGCGTCCGCAATGTCGATAACAAGAGCCACTTGCTAACCTCCGAATACTGCGTGCCACGCCGCCGACGCCGCCAGCGTCACGGCAGAACCCACCACCAGCCAGATCAGACGTGCCTGCCGCTTGGCATCCTGCTCCAGCCGGTCCAGGCGGGTGTTAAGTCCCGGCTTGCCGTTGCCGCGAATGGCCACATCCATGCGGTCCAGCTTGACGTGCAGTTCGCTGAATTCGCCCTTACAGATGGTTTCATATTGTTCGCTGGGGCACATGGTCGTTACTCCGCTCCGATCCGCTTCGTGTGAATCCGCATCGTGTTGCCGAACCCGTCACTCTGCCGCCAACAGCCCTGGCCGGGCAGTTCGAGCACTTCGTACACCGCACCGTCGAGAACTACCCTGTCGCCAACCTGAGGCTCGCCGAAGGTTCCCGTGAAGTCCACCGCCGAAACCAGGAAGTCGGTGGCTGTGGCGCCCACCGGCAGGCCGTACTGGTCCAGCTTTTCGTAGTCGGTCTTGCCCAGGGTGGCGGCGATCTCCAATTCGACCGTCTCGCCTTCGTCGTCGGCCGGCGGTCGGCTGTAGGTGACCGGGCTGGAGGCGTGCTGCTTGAGCACGCCCGCCAGCCACTGGCTTCCTTGCCGGAGAAGGTCACCCATAGCCCAAGCCTCCGTGCCGACCGCCGCGGTTTACACCGTGCTCAGCGTGCAGCCGTCGTTGTAGGCCACGCGCCAGCGGATGTTGGTGCCGCTGGCTACGGCGACCAGCAGAATCGAGTCGGCCGCGTCGTTCATGGTGATCCGGTTGTTGCCCGTCTGGTTGATGCCCGTGGCCACGGCGATGACCGCGTCTCCGCCGTCGGTCTTCATCGACAGCAGGAGCATCTGGCCCAGGTACGTCGGGGCGGCCAGCGTTCTGGTCTCGGCCCCGGCCGTGACGATCTCGCAGTGACCCGTGTCGGTCACCGGCATGGCCCCGGCATTGCCGGGGTCCGCGATGAGGGCCGTCAGGGCGTTGTGGACCGTGTTGGCCACGGCCACCGGCCCGCTCCACAACACGCGGACAATCTCGTCCGTGGCGCCAGCCGCCACCTGGGCGAAGCCGATGAAGGTGTTGCCGCTGCTGGTGGTCGTCGCGCAGCCCGTGCCGGCCGTGCCGTTGTACGGGTTGCCGTCGGCGTCCCAGTACAGGGCCGCGCCGAGCGCCTGCTGCTCGTTGGCCTTGACAACGTCAAAGATGCCCCGGACCGCCAGAGCGCCCAGGGCGTTTGCGGCGATGGGCGTCTTCGCCACGCCGATCATGCTGCCCTGGACCACCACCTGGCCGCCGGATACCGCCGAGCCGGGCGTGTAGTCGATGGACAAGCCTTCCTGAATGAATGTTGCCTGATAGTTCTGTGCCATGTTCGTTATCTCCTGTCAGATGGAGGCTTAGGCCTCACCTTTTGCCTTTGCGCCGCCCTTGGGATCCTGCAGGGAGGCGCCGAAGTCGTGGTAGCCGCGCATTCTGATTCCGAGCGTTCCGAAGTCCGCATCCGCCGTTTCGATGGTCGGGGACTCCTGGCCATTGAGGAACGCCACCTCGATGACGGGCAGGTCCGCCGGGTCGGACAGCAGATACCAGGCCTTCTCGCTGTTGCCTGTGTAGCTGGAGTTGGACAGGTAGCGGCTGACCTCGGCGCGGAACTTGTTCTGGTGCGGGTTGGCCACGGGATACTTGGTGCTGGCCGTGGTGTCGCGAATCTCCAAGCTCTTGAAGAGCATGGTCGCCATGGCCGACAGGGCCGTGGGCACCAGCATGACCGCAGGCTGGATGCCGATGGGCTTGCCGTCGGAGTCCACCTGGTCGGCGAAGAGCTTCTCCACCTTCGAGAGCCCATCGATGGACAGCACCGTGTCGGCGCCGGTGGTGTAGTTCTTGTTGCCGGCGGTGAAGAACGCGGCGTTGTTCAGGAAGATGCCCCAGAACACATCGTTGATCTTCAGGCCGCTGCCCCGGCCGAGCTTGCGCGGGACCGTGGTGATGGCGCCGAGATCGTCGTTGATGATGTCCCGCCGGTCGATGGCCAGCATCAGGCCGTAGGTGTCGGCCTTGTTGGTGTAGGACTCGTTGCCGAGGGTTCCGTGCTTGAGCTCGCCGCCGGGCGCCACGATCTCGTACTGGTCCTTGCCGATCAGGCGATACGACGTGACGGTCTTGAAGTCCGACACGTTGCGCACCGCGCAGATGTTCCGCCAGGTCCGCTCGACGCTGAAGAAGCCCTCGAGCAGGAACTTGTTGGCGACGTTCGACATGATGCCGCCGACGTCGATGGTGGACCAGCCGGCCTGGATTCCACCGGCATGGCCGAACGCGAACTTCAGCACGGCCCGGTTATCGCGGAAGTTCCGGCCGTCGTAGCCGTTGGCCCAGGCCGCTTCCAGCAGCAGCTCCTGGAGTCCGATGCCGCCCTTGAACCGCTTGTCGGCGGCCTCGACGGACTTTTCACCGAAGGCGGCGACCACCACGTCGCCCTTCACGCCGCCGGTCAGCATGCACGCGGCCTCCAGGACCGAGCCGGTCATGGTGTTGTCGGGAATGTGCGCCGCCGGCGCCTTGGGCCTGTCGGCCCGCAGCACCTCCAGTTCCGTGCGGGTGACGTCCCAGCCATCCTTGATGGCCTTGGCGCAGATCTCGGCGTGGGTGTCGCCGCAAACCTTGCGCACGGCCACGATCCGCTCCTGCTCAGCCGCGGCGCTGGCGCGCATGTCGGCGACGCACGTCGCGGTGATGCCGGCGCCGGCCGAAGCCTGAACCGAAGGCGCGGGGGCATCCGCGCCCGTCTGCGCCTTCGCCTCGACCTTGGTGGCGTCCTTGCCCTCGACAGTCGCGGTGGTGTCCTGATTGGTGTTTTCGTTACCGTCCATGTTGATTTTCTCCTGTCCTTGCAAAAAGGCCGAAGCGGCCACATTGGCCGACGTGTTCCCGTCGGCGCCCAGATCCACGAATGAAATCTCGCCCAGCGTCGCCTTCCTGACGACGTTCACGGGGCCGGAGAAGTCCCGGCCGTTGACCAGGGCGGACTGACCTTCTTTGATGAACTCGAATTGCTCGACCGACGCCCCGATGCTCGCCTGCCAGGGGAAGCCGTTCTTGGCGTCGGCGACCACCTCGCGGGCGACCTGGCCCGTGCAGGAGATCACGCCCGCCGCCACGAGCTGCCCGGCCTCGACGCGGATGCTCTCGGCGTGGCCGACGCGAGCGCCGTGCGACTCGCGGATCGGGGCGTTCTGCCGCGGGACAGCCAGGCCGGCCAGGTCCACGACCACCGGGTATCGCCAGCCCGCGACCCGCATGGGACCGCCGGTGTAGGCGACCATGCTGAAGCGGGGCAGGGTAGGCTTGCCGTCGCCAACGTCGGCGCCGGCGGTGATGTCCATCTGGGCGGTGAGTTCCAGCCGCTCAGGCGGCTTTTGATTGCCGGGTGTCTTGTTCGTCGCCATCGTCATCTTCCTTGACTTGATCCTGGGGCGCATTGGCCGGCGCCGTCTGCACCACCGTCAGGCCCAGTTCCTTCATCAGGGCCACTTCCTTGGCTCGCTGTCGGAGCTCGGTCTCCCAGTCCTTGCCCTGCTTGGCGTACTCGCTGGCCAGCGTGGTGGTGTTGGAGGCAAGGCGCTGGGCCTGGGCGGATGCTTCCTTGGCCGGGTCCACGTGCTCGTGGCCGTCCCAGAACCACTGGTGCGATGCATCTGTAATCTGCCCCAGCCCGAAAACCTTCACGGCCTCGGCCAGCCAGGCTTCGAGGATGCGGTCCAGGATGACCGCCTCGACGTGCGATTGCTCGACGCGGATGCTCTTGTAGTAGGTCTGATGATCGAGCCGGCCGGAGGCGTAGTTGTAGCCCGAGGAATTGCAGGC